GAAATATTTGTTCGTGTAACTCTGCACGATACTCACGAGGAAGGCCAAAAAAACTCGGCAGTTAATGGTACTGCCGCGTCTATCTCCTCTCCGTATTTGTCCGTCACCTTCACGATCATTTCCAAGTCTGGGGTTACTGACATTATATACGCTCTTAGAGATAAACTATCAATAGAAAATAATTCGTTATCAACAAAGTTATTTATAACTTTTCTTTCACGATTACCATCAACTTCTGTAATTTGACTTTTTAATCTTGTAGTCAATGTTCTATCTATTTCTGAAACCTTTTGTAATGCTTTTGTCTCCGCATCAACTTTGTCCATTTGTCCAGATGTCATTACTCTAAATTTAATAACTCTTTCGGTTTGTGGTAATTTATATTCCACCTCACCATTTTCATCAATTGTAAATGAATCATAATCTATGTCCACTTCTTCAATCTTAGACAAATCTACTTCAAATTCTTCCATCTCTTCGTTAGAATTTGTCCCTTGAAATTTATACTGTTTACCATAAGCTAATATTCTTGCTGATATCAATATTGCATTCTTATCACCAAGTAACATTTCATCTAATTTAACTTTTTTATCAACAATTAATTCTCTTAATAGGTAATCTACTACGATACCTTTCTTAATTAATGTCTCAGAAGTTAAAATATCTTCTTCTTTAGCTGTCATGTATTTTAATTCCACTTGTCCATTAGACAATGGATTATCTTTGTTGTAAAAGCGTCCTCTTGACGGTAAGTCTATGACTTCCGTAGGAAACTTTGTAGTCTCAGGCATTTAATATTCTCCTTAATGAAAAACTATAACTTTTTTATAAATATAACCGAAAAAAATCTATCTTCAAATTTTTTTATGTCCTCGTTGTGTTTACTTTTTGGGTGAGAATTTCTCTTTGATTGGTTTAAGTAACATATCAAATAAGATATCGTCATATTTAGTAGGCGTCATTTTTACGATTTTTTCTAAAGCGTAAATAACTACTAAAACATATTCCCAATTTGCTGCTATCCATTCACTCATTTTTAACTCCTATTGTTAGAATTGTAATATTGCGTAATCGTATCGAAGTGTTAACTCGATATCTACTGGGTCTGTACTATTGGAGAAATCCACATCATTAAAGTTGACATCTTGTGCCCAAGCTCCCTTTAATGTCCATTCTTCTACAACATCACCAACAGGCCCTAATAAATTAAATGTTACATCTTTTTTATAAAAATCGGTATATCCATCACGACCTGTAACTGATTCGTGAGATAATCTTACCCATTCCATAACTGACTGTGCAGCTGACGGTACAATTGGGTCATATAGAGTAGTAGCCAATGGTTGCCATTCACCTTTACCCTTAACATATCGTTTAACATTCATGTGATCAAGAACGATTTCTTCAAATGTAATTTGAGGTCTATTAGCTGTCTTAACAAGATACGCTGGTATTCCCTCTATATACATAATAAACCGATTCTTAGTCTTCGGTTCAAACGGAGTGAACATAATTTCATTTGCATCAATTAATTCGGGCATTTACTATCTCCTTGTTGGATAAATTTTTCTTCACATATAAATATAATGATGTATGAAAAAACAATACATTAATCATCACATTTCTTTGAAGTTTTTTTGAAGTTTTTATAAAAACAAAAAACCCCAACCGAAATTGGGGCTTTTCATTATACGTTACTGTTTGTTATAAGTCAAACTTATTCAGGGAACGCTGCTCCCGTAGGTAACACTACAAAGTCAAGAACAATAAACTCTGCTGTTCTTGTAGGTTGAATGAATATTTGTCCAACAAGACGATTTCTATCAACAACATCTGGTGTGTTGTTAGTATCATCCATTACGACTCTAAACGCATTCAAACCACTATTTGCTTGTACTGATTCAAGATACGGATTAACCGTGTTCAAAAATCTATTTCTTGTTTGTGTAGTATTTTGTTCAAATACTAAGAAACGAGATGTAGAAGCAATATACTTCTTCAAGTTAATCAATAATCTACGAACATTAATCCTATCAAGTGCTGATGGTTTAGACTGAAGTGTTTTCTGTCCAAATACCGTTACACCTTGACCTGGGAATGTTGCGATTGGATTAACTCTATTTTCATAGAGTTTATCTCTCTCTGCATGTGTTAATCTTGATTTAGCTTCTGTAACAGAAGTTAGACCACCTCTATTAAGACCAGCTGGTGCGAACCATTCTTGTCCAACTCTATCATTGAACGCAAATACTCCACCTAACACTACTGAAGGTGGCACCCACATTGGTCTGTTAGTAGATGTATCCATAATTTTTACCCAAGGATAATATACACCTGCATAGTTGGTATCTAAAGAACTAATACCATCTGTAGCATTTGTTATACTATCTGACCAAGCAAATCCATCCATTATATAAAACGCATCAGCTCGAGCTTCCATCTTAGTTATCGCGTGATTCGTTACCGCATTATGCATTGTAGTACCTGAAGAAGCGTGTATCACACCTGGAATCATTAATAAATTAATATCCCATTCATCAGGGTTACTTAAAGCATTAATTGCTCGTTTATAAGCTTTTGAACCAGTCGCATTTGATGAACCACAATCAAAACCTTGTGTGTTCGTTGAACTGATATCATTACCAGTTTTTGCTTTGGTTTGTGGGTTTCCACCATCAAATCCCCATTGGAAACCTACTCTAAACTTACGTTGTCCTATATCTGATAAAGCTAATGTTACTAATTCTGAACCATCTGAATAAGTATCAACATTTAAAGATGTACCTACATCTGTATGTCCATACATATTAGCTAATGAGAATACAGAATTGTCACCATTACCTGCTGAACTCCAAACTGGTGATAAGTATGCTTGTGCGTCTTTACTATCTGTATCAAACCCATAAAACATATTAGAATCATAATCACCTAGATTATTAATTTGTTGTGTGTTAATAGAAGCAGTTGGTATATTAGTTCCTGGAACTGGATTAACCATCTTATTATATCCATAAGGTACTACATTGGTAGAAAATGTTTCTATTGTTGAGTAGTCACCTACACGAATATAAGATGAATTGTTAGCATAATCCCCATGCCAAGTCAATTTACCATTAGCATCAATAACAACATGTCTATCACCAATTCTCTTAGCGAAGTAGTTAGATGATGCTGGGTCAAAATTACAATTATCAAATTGTTCTAATAATTGATTGTTGTCGGCATTGTCTGGATTATAATTCCGAACCTGTACACTAAATTCACCATAATCACTACCTGGTATTGAACCAGCAGCTTTAATGTTCAAGATACAAACTGTTACATCTGTATTTGCATCTGTTCCATGACTTAGTGTGTAGAAACGGAATAAGTTTTTCTGAGCACTTGTTGCTGTATCACCTTGATCAATAATATAAGGTGTACGAGCTGTTGAGTAATCTACATTACCACCCCAAGTTGAGGCTACACCAACACTATTAAACTGTGCAGTGTAAGCACCATTTGAACCACCTGAAAAATCTAATCCTGCGGAAGATGATGCACTACCTGTTATGGTTAGTTCCATCCAATCAGAGGATAGAGCGTGTGCTGTATTTTTAAATTGTTTATACAAGTAAACATAATCTGTTGCACTTGTAGGATCTTTTGTGATAACTTTATCTACATAATATGCAGAACCAGTATCTAATGAAGCGGAAATGGATTGTAAAAGTCCATTAGAACCACTAACACGAATCACGAATGAACCGCTATCGTTTGAAAATCCAACTTCAGTCTTTGATATGTCTGATGTAGACGCTAAAGATGTATTTGACAAAGTGAAAACGGTTTTCCATCCACTTGAACTACCTGATGCTTGTACATGTACTGAATCTGCTTTATATCCACCTGTATTTAAAACACGAACTATCGTGACGGTAGATGCAGAACCAAGATATTCTTGTACAGCATAAGGAACATAAGTGGTCTTCGTTAACCCACCGAATTTTTCTTCAAATTCTTGAAAATTTTGAACAATGGTAGGTACGAAAGCTGGTCCTTTTTGTGTAGCTCCTATGACACCTGCGCCAATGTTTGATATTCCTTGTGGGAGAAACGAAAGGTCTGTTTCCTGGGTAAAGACACCAGGACTGACTATTCTTTCGGCCATTGAATTTCTCCTAAATGATTGTTAAATGTATTATATACGAAATTTTGTTAAATATAAATATAAAGTAAAAACCCCAAAATCACTCATTTGGTGTAAAAATACCACTATCTACGTCTAAATTTCCATTTCCGTATTTGTCCGTAAGACTTTTAACAACTTCTTGTTCATTTTTTTGTAATGCTTGATGTTCTTGAGTCAAAGCTTCACGGTTTTCTTTTAACTCATCAAGTGTAGATTCAACTGAATTCATCTGTAAGCTGTTCTGACCAATCCGTAATATGACATCAGTATACTTTTGTTGTAATTGTTTTACTGCATCAAGTTCTTCTTGTGCTAACTTTACTCCACCAGAGTATTCTGTTTTTGTTTCTTCTACTATTTCAGTTGTTTTTTCTTTTTCGGGCATGTTATAACTCCTAAATTAATTAAAATTGTTTTATATAAATATAAGTTATTTTTTCAAACACTTACAATTTTCTTTAATATTATCTATTTCTTCTTTTAAAGTTTTAATTGATTCAACCAATACTGGAACTACCGCTGCATAATTAACAGTTAAGTGTGATTCTTTTCCATTTAATCCATCTACTTCCTTCACAATTTCAGGAATTACAGACTGAACTTCTTGGGCTATGAAACCTATATCGTGTCCCCTACCTTCTTTCTTCCAATCAAACTCTACACCTCTTAACTGTAAGACATCACCTAAACCATAAGATATATCTTCTACATTTTCTTTAAGTCTGGCATCAGAAGCTACGGTTGATGAAAACGCTACGACATCTGCATCAGCGTGAAAGTTACCACCATTAGCGAATCTAAATTCTTCTACAGCTCCCAATGAAACTCCAATATCATCTGCACTTTCTAAGAAGAATCCTGTATCTCCATCTGAAACAAAGTTTATTGATGGTTCGGTAGAAGTACCATTTCCTACATCAATTCTATCAATTACTTTCATTCTCGCAATAGAACCAGTTGAAACTGAACTACCACTTACTAATCCAAAATCTTTTATTGTTCCTGTAGAGGTTAAGTTAGTAGCTGTTAATGTAGCAGTATCAAATGATAAATCACTATCGTCTGTAAGTTGTCCATTTGTTGTAGTAAATACAACTCTACCACTCGTCAAATCGTCTGCAATAACTGTGTTAGCTCGGAAGTCATAAGCTCCTATATCAACATTAGCTCCAACACCTTCAACTATCGCAGCTTTTTGAGCGGCTGAGGTGGTTAATGTACCAGCACTAACATTTAATGTTTTACCTGAACCAACAGTTACATTAGTTCCATCTACAGTACCACCATCAATATTAGCAGTTGTTACAGTTCCTAAATCTGCTATTGTGTTTCCTTCATTTGTCCAGTTACCAATAACCTCACTCATTACAACCGCACCAAATGAACCAGTTGAAGTTGATGAACCACTTACGTTACCACTTGTTTCTAAACTTGTGAAAACAACATCATCACCAGTTCCAACTCCTATTGAAGTTCTTAATGTTGCACCACTCTCAGCAACTGGGTCTGTTGTTCCATCTCCAACAATCATCTGACCATCTGTGAGAACTGCCATAGCTTGAATAGCTCCAGCTCCGTTTCCTAAAAGAACACCACCATCGGTTAAAGTACTTACACCAGTTCCACCATCCGCTACTGCTAAATCTGTAATACCATTAATTGTTCCACCATTAATATCTACGGTTGTAATAGTTCCTAAATCGGCTACGGTGTTTCCAGCATTTGTCCAATTACCCTGTATACTATCTAAATCAAGTGTAGCTGTTGATGTTCTACCAAACGAACCAGTTGAAGTTGATGAGCCACTTATATCACCACTAGCACTAATAGCTGCAAATAATACATCATCACCAGTTCCAACTCCTATTGAAGTTCTTAATGTGGCACCACTTTCTGCTACTGGGTCAGTTGAACCATCTCCAACTATCATTTCTCCATCACTAAGTACTGCCATTGCTGTAATTGCACTTGTTCCACTACCTAATAATACTCCACCATCAGTTAATGTACTTGCTCCAGTTCCACCATCGGCTACTGCTACATCTGTACCACCTGCTCTATAAATATGATTACCCTCTATTGTAATATCTCCAGCACCTGATCTGGCTATCGTTGTATTACTGGCGTGTCCTAATTCTATTGCTGTAAATTGTGGTGAATCACCAGTTCCAACTCCTATTGAAGTTCTTAATGTTGCACCACTTTCTATTGATGGGTCTGTTGAACCATCACCCACAAGCATCTCTCCATCTCCAAGTGCGGCTGTTGCTGTAATTGCTCCTGTTCCACTACCTAATAATACTCCACCATCTGTGAATGTTGAAGCACCTGTACCACCATCGGCCACTACAAGGTCGGTAATTCCTGTTATTGAACCACCATCTATATCTATTGTTGTAAACTTACCTTCTGATGCACTTACAGTTCCACTTGAACTTATATGTCCAACTACACTCAATGCTCCACCTGCTATTGCTAAACTATCACCAGTTTGAGTTAATGTAACATCTCCGTTATCAAAATTAATTACAGCACCTTCAGCTAAGAATAAATCACTCCATTGTAATGCAGTTGTACCTAGTGCAGCTCCATCACTTGTTTGAGGTGAAACTGTTGAACCAAATCTTGCTCCATTAGCTATAAACTCAACACTTGAAGAAATAGCTGTTTGTGCATGCCAATATCTAAGATTAGCTACTGTACCACCAACTCCAAAATCTAAACCAGCTGCGTCCATTAACGCTGATGTAGTACTTCCACTTGCTATAGTTATATTTTTATCTACAACATCAAGATTTGAAGATGAAATACTTGTTTGGTCGCCTTGTACCGTTAAATTACCTGGAATAGTTACATTATTTCCACTAAAAGTAGAACCTTCAATTAATACATCTCCCCCACTTGCGGCTATTGTCATGTTACCGCTATCACCAGTAATATTTCCTGTAATTGTCATAGCTCCATCTATATCTAAATCACCACCACCTAATGTTACTTTATTAGAACTATGTGTTAGAGTTACATCACCATTATTAAAATTAATTACTCCACCATCTGCGAGGAATAAATCACTCCACATCTTAGAAGTAGTTCCAAGTGCTGCTCCATCTGAAGTAAGTGGTGATACTGTTTGTGTAACTCCACCAACTACTGTTAAATTTCCAAATGAACCAGTTGAAACTGAACTACCACTTACAAGGGTAAAATCTTTTATTGTTCCTGTAGTGGTTAAATTTGTTGCTGAAAGTGTTGCTCCAGTAAATGTTAAATCTGAATCATCACTTAATACTCCGTTTGTTCCTGCAAATACAACTCTACCACTTGTTAATCCGTCTGCAGTTAATGTTGCCGCTCTAAAATCATGAGATCCTATATCTGTATCTCCACCAACACCTTCAACTATAGCTAATTTTTGTGCAGTTGATGTCGTTAATGTACCAGCACTTACATTTAATGTTTTACCTGAACCTACAGTTACATCAGATGTTGCTATTGTTGCTCCATCAATTGTACCACCATTTATATCTGCTGTAGTGATAGTACCTAAATCTGCTACTGTGTTACCTGCATTTGTCCAATTTCCTTTTATGGAAGCTAAATCAATATCAGTCGCAGATACTCTACCAAATGAACCAGTTGAAGTTAATGAACCACTCACATTACCTGTGGTTGTTACTGAATCAATAAAGGCATCTTTCCAATAAACTGATGAAGTACCTAAATCAACATCACTATCTGTAAGTGGTTGTACTACTCCATCTGCAATCTTAATCTGTACCTGATTATCAGCATTAAATCGTATTTCATTTGTTGTTCCAAAATCAATAGCAGTTTGAGAATCTTCTCCTAAAATCAAATCCGTAGCATAAATTGAAGTAATATTAGTTTGAGCTGCTGTTGCAACTTGTCCATAAAGATTAGCTGCTCTAACATCTCCACTCGCACTTATAGTACTACCAGTTATCGCTGTAGAACTAAGACTTGTCGCTGTTAATGTCTCTCCACTAAAAGTGAAATCACTATCGTCTGATAGAACTCCATTTGTTCCTGCAAATACAACTCTTCCACTTGTTAAACCATCTGGTGTTATTGTAGCTGCTCTTAAATCAAAAGCTCCTATA